AGTCGGTTTACTGCTACGTTTTGATTGGCGTCCCGTAACATAACCGAGTTTGCGCCAGAAGAAGTTGTTACACCTGTACCACCATAAGCAACGCCAACTGTAGTGCCTTGCCAAGTACCAGAAGAAACAGTGCCTAAAGCGCTGACATTACCAGATGCGTCTAAATTTACAGATCTTTCAGAGGGGTAAGTAACAAATACAGTAACTGTGCCGCTAAATGTAACTGCGGAGCCAGAGTTTGAAGATGATAGTATTGTTGTGCGGGTTAGTGTTCCACCGGTAGCATATGTACCAATGCCAGCTTCCCAATTTCCGCTGGTATCTGTAGCGCCATAATAAGTGGTATTGCCATTACCAATAACAGTAAAAGACTGGTACCCCACAACAGAACCAGAAAGCGTAAAACTTACGGTTGTATTTGCAGTTCCAGTCTGTTGGACACGATCATACAGCGCTAGAGCCATTTAGGACTCCTTAGCTAGTAGCGGTTGTGCTATATGTAACGCTTACAGTATCGCCAGCAGTAGTAACTTTTGCAGTAGTAAAATTACCTTCAGAGTACAAAGTTCCTGCAGTGCTTGACTGAGTAGATACAGCGCCTGAACCTGTTACTAAGAAACAACCATAAACAGTACCACCAGCACCAGTAATAGTGTAAGTAATTGCAGTAGCGGTTGAAGTCGTTACGTTAGATGGGGTTGTTCCTGTTGAACTAGCAGCGGCAAATACAGCTGTACCACGAACTGCAGAACCACCAACTGTGTAGTTAGTAAACTCTTTACCGCCGCCAACTAATGTAGTCATGGTATCTGTGGCAGCGGGGGTTAAAGTTGCGTTTGTTAAACCTAAAAATGGTCCAACAGTAGTGTATGTGCCAGAAGTTCTTAGTAAAGTATTAAGTAAAAGCTCTTTACCCACGGCAACGACTAGGTTAGGAACTTTTTCAGTCCACTTTAAGTTACCCTCTTTATCACGGCATTCAACGTGGTAATAGCCTTCAACGCCCATTCCTTCTGGAATAGCTGCATTTGCTTGTAATGTTGCTACAGCGTAATCGCCACAGCTCCCAGTTTCTTTGTGCATAAAAACTCCTTAATTGGAAAAACGAATAATAGCGTTTGATGCAGTATTCGTCGGAAAAGTTATTGTAAATGTATTTGTTGCTGTTTTATCAGACCCAAAATCTAGTACTGCTACAGCCGCATTAGTCGTACTATTATAGATTAAAGCACCTCTACAAGTAAAGGAAGCAGGATTCCAAGTTACTGTAGCAAAAGACAAATATGCCGTATAGTCATCAGTCTGTGGAGGTATAACAGTAAGGATTTTTCCGCCTGCCGTATACCCGTTTGCGGTTGGTAGTTCGTTTGTAGTTGTATAAGTCAAAGTAGCGTATGACAGGTCTGCTAAAGCCGTATAAAGCGCAATCTTATAGGTGTAAGGGGTTCCCACTGCAAAGTTCTCTAAAGCACTTAAACAGTTCTTTTTAAAAACAGTGCATTGCCCTTGCTGGATCATGGATTAACCTTAATTTTAGCCTGACCATCACGATACGCATCACCACGCTCAAGGCCTGTACCAAGGCGATTGAGTTGCATAAGGGCTTCGGTATACCTGTCTTCATAGTACTTAACAAGGTCTTGCTCACCCTTCATGAACAACATAGCTTCACGCATAGCACCATAAAACAAGACCGGGTCATAGTTATCGCCAAGCCAGCTAGTACCGGCGGAGTTGTCAACCGCACTTACAGTAATCGAGAACCCAGAGCCTGTACCGCCAATATAGGAAGAAGCTGCGGTAAGGCTGTTGTTAACTGCGTAGAACTGACCACCATTGTTAATAGTCACAGTAGTAACAGTATTGCCCGCAACAGTAATAGTAGCCGTAGCTCCAGAACCCTGACCGCCCGTTAGTGGGACGTTAGGATAAACCCCATTAGTGTAAGAAGATCCGCCAGTAGGGGCGTTGTAGCCAGAGATAGCGCCTTGAACAATAGATACTGGGTAGTAGAAATAATGTAGTTCTACGTTGTAATTCGCGTCAGGGGTTGGCCCCATAATAAAGGACAGCTCATTAGCGTTGCTGTACTGAGAACCAAATAAAGCGTAATACTTAGGCAATCCGGTGGATGTCGGCGTTGGAAAAGATTCACGAATAAAGTTTACATCTTTGTTAAGTAAATACTTATACGATGTATCTGTATCAATAACAGCCATTGAGTAGGTAGACAGGTAGTCGTTTGGGCAAGATAGATACTTGTTGCTAGCCGTAAGTGTACCTGTCACGTTTTTACGCAACGAAGGAATTTGAACTGAGTTGTAGATACGCTCTTCGGCTTCTCTAACAAAAGTTGATATATTACTTACAAAAAGCGACTCTGTATTCTCAGAATAGTCTTGTATTGCTTGGTACAGTTGTACGTAATTCATTTGGGTTTAGCCCATTTTCCCACTGATTTTACGACCTTTAGTAGCAGCGCCATAACCACGCATTTCGCCAACACCGTATGGGTTTTCTTTAGCGTAGTTTCCTTTAGATGTACCAGCAACAGAAATATTTTTAACATCCATGCCATTACCTGGTTTAGTTACCACTTCAGGAGAAGCCGCATGAGCGTTTGGCATTGGCTGTTTGTATATGCCAATATCGTTACCGCCGCCTGTAGGGTATTTAAATTTTGTATAGGAACTGGCATCTTTGTTTTCTTTAGCGTGACCCAATGGGTAGCTAGTAGCCGGAGTTACTTTAACTTTTTTCTCGATAGACATGATTAACCTTATTTTTGGTTGTTAGCACGGGCCATATTGCGTCCTACTGCACGCATAGCTTTGCCTGTTACGCCCAAAGTCTTTTTGCCGCCGGTTTGTACGCCAGCTGTTGGACCTGAATCACCAAGGTTTTTACCCTTAGTTTTACCTTTTTTCTCAATGCCGTTAGCACCTGATTTAAATGTCATAATAAACTCCTAAGTTGTTGATATTGTTACTGTACCTACTTGCCCTACTGCAATCAAATAATTTGGCGTTAATACCGTGTCAAAAGAACTTGCTCCACCAACAGGCTGCCAGCCCCATTGAAACACTCTACTACCACCCTCTGGGTATCCAAACTGACTTACAGTGTTACCATTAGTATCAACAGTTTGCAAACCACTATTACCAGACATTTGATAGCTTACATCAGGTCTTGGTTCCCGTACAGCTTGAGGATCATTTACTGGGTATAGACCAAGAGACAACTGCGGTTGATCTGGATCCCAACAAGCCGGACATACCTTAATCTGATACAACTTAGTCTTAATGACTTCCTTCTTTAATTCTTTAAGCATGTACCGCTGAGCGCATCTATCACACTCTGCAATTGCATACTTACCCGAAGCATATTTACTAGGCATAATTTACCTTAATAAAACAACTGTCGTGGCACAAATCTGTCAGCCGCTTTTTCCCTGTCCTCTTGTGAAGCTAATAACCATTGCTGTTCATATTCTGCTTTTAACATTGGAATACGATTAGGGTCTACGTCTGGTATTTTAATGCTTAGATTATAAGCCAATCCAGCTACTAAAGCGGTTACAAGGCGGAATGGGATGTCTTGTATGTTTATACCATTACCAGCATCTTGAAGGCGGCGTAAGCGATAGTACACAAAAGTGTACTGATTGCCTGGGGAATTAGGAGTAGGCCAAACGTTAATGCAAGGTAAGTTGTTTGCATATACCGAATCCCCAGCGGCGTGTATTGCTGCAGTTGTGCCGTTCTGACCACGCCAAGCGTTAAGGATCTGATTTCCTACAATGTTCTGATAACCAACAGTTTCTGTAACGCCGTTTGTAACAATGTTAATAAAGCCTTGGGTAGGTAGAGTTGAGGCGTTTGTAAGGGTTATGGTTGTATCTGTAGCTGATATGGGGTACCCAACAGCAATAGTAGTGTTTGCAATCTCGGCGGTATTCCCCGTTTGGCGGTTTATATAAACTTGAATGGGGCGCCCATTAGCGTTTTTGTTAGGAATAGAAAGGTAAGTAGGTTCTGCAATACGGGTAATGTTAATGTCAATCTGGTTGTTACCTTGCCCATTATTAGTACGAATTACATGGTCTAACAAGTCAATAGTATCTACAGGCAGCGGGTAAATAGCTTGGTCAGTATTCATTAAGATTTGACCCTGCTCTACAGTCCACAGGTTAATACCTCTATTAGCCCACTCAATAGAAAGCAGGTTGAGGCTTCGCCGCGCCGTGCGTAAGTCATAACCCGAACGTAGCTCTTTTCCGCAACGCTCAAATGCCTCTTCGACTAAGTCGTTAAGGTCTAGGTTAAATTGACTTAATCCTGATGTACTAGCCATTTGGCTCCCACGCTATTCCAAGTCTTACGATTAATAAATCTATAACAAAAAAACTCTCACCACCATCTTCTACTATCTCAAACCCAAGACTAACGCCTTTAATTAAATGTAGAAATACTGCCCAATTACTCACTT